CAGAAAATGAATACGCATATGCTGATGAGGTGGATCTTAGCTGGATTCGAAGCCATGTGCTGAATGAGGTAGAAGAGGAAGAGGAAAAATACGAACAATTAGAATTTGAATTTGATGAAGATTTAGTAGCCCCAATATAACCTAAAATCGACAGAGAGTATACCCATGACCTTTCATACGATCCATCCACGTTATCAAGTTGAGACTTCCAAAGAACAATCTCAACTATCAAACAAACAACAAGCCGAAGATATATACCAAAAATATGTAAATCAGAAGATTCCGTGTGAACTTTTTTTGAATGGTGAATTACAAAAGGAATACAAGCCAAGTATATGATTGAATTACTTATTTGGAAATATAGCCTAGAAATAATAATAATTTATTTGATTTTTTATTAATAAACACTTGACATTTCCTCTGGAAATTGATATAATGGTAGTGAAAGATAAGAGATTATCTAATAGTTGTTTTCGCAAATGGTTTCCTTTTGGAAATGTTCTGGTGCCTGCAACGGTGTAGTTTAGTGGCGGCGAATTCATTTACCTTGCTCTGTGTGTGAGAATATTAGATAATCATTAACTGAGAATAAAAATGAAAGTTAAAATACATTCCAAACACATACCTTTCAAACTCAAGGCTGCCATGCATTCAATGTGTGGATACGCCATATCGAGTTTAGGAATTTCCAACAGACTAGCAAACAATCTGAACCTAACAATTCACATGGGACATCATGAATGTGAAGGTGAAGCCAGAGTGGCAGAAAATGCTAACAGGTATCGACCTAGAGATTTCAAAATTTATCTGGATCATCATCGAATGGATGTAGATGATTACAATAGAACATTAGAAGGTACAGAATGGGGCCACAGAGTTCTTAGAACGTTGGCTCACGAATTAGTTCATGTTAAACAATACATCAGAGGTGAGTTGTCTTGGAGAGATGCCGGACTTCTTTGGAAAGGCGTTAGTCACAATCCTAAAAATATGTTACACTACTATGATCTTCCTTATGAAATTGAAGCAAACGGCCGAGAGTATGGTCTTTTGTTTGGATTTCTGTTAGTCTGGACTGACCTTGAAAAGAAATTTGAAAAAGAATTAAATATATTTGAATAAACACTTGACTTTTTGCTGGGTTTTTGATATAATGGTAGTGAAAGATGAGAGAAGATTAACCTTTAACGAGAGATATTATTATGGCACTAGGAAATGATGGAATAATTGATTGGGAAGGAATTTCGATGGAAAACTTTTCTAGATATAAGAGAATTCGGAGAGTTCTTGAAAGTGAACTTGATGATATGAATGGAATAGAAACAGTAGGAGTGGTTGAATCAGTACATAGACGGTGGGGCCGGATGATTGAATATACTTCACCTGAAGAAGAATGTGATCGTTCAAGTTTAAGAGAGGTTACAAAAGAAGTTTTATCTTCAACTTACCTCACTTCTAATGAACGAACTGTTTTAAGAAAAAGATATATGGAAGAGTGGACATATGAGGCAATTGCTCAGAAGTTGGATCTTAGCAGGGAACGAATCCGTCAAATTGAATTGAAGGCGTTACGAAAACTACGCCATCCTAACGAAATAGGAAAATATTTAAGAAACTTTGAATAAACACTTGACTTTTTGCTGGGTTTTTGATATAATGGTAGTGAAAGATGAGAGAAGATAACCTTTAATGAGAATGATCATGACATATTGGAAAACAAAATTAATTATCAAAAACAAACTTCACAAGACAGAACTCTTTGAGTCTTTGTCAAAAGCCAGACTTTGGAGTATGAAAGAAGCTAAACTTGTAGTTTCACACCGCATGTTTAACGATACTGACATTGTTACTGAAATAACCTCACATGAGTTTGCATAATATGAAAGTCGCAGAAACAATTTTAAAACAACTAGGCGGAAACAAATTCCGCATGATGACCGGCGCCAAGAACTTTGTCGATTGTGGCGATGCCTTGTCGATGAAAATTGGTCGAAACAGTTCTAGTTCTAACTACTTGAAGATTACTTTGAATTCAATGGATACCTATGATATGAAGTTTTCAAGAGTAAGTCCTAAAGGCGGAGAACGATCCGTTACTGAATACAACAATATTTACAACGATTTGTTAACTGACCAGTTTACAGCCCATACAGGGATGTACACTTCACTTTTTTAGAGAGATATATTATGTATGTAATTTCACTACCCCTTGACGATGAGCCGGAGGAGTTTGAAGAAGTTAGTTTTCCAGATACGGAAAATATGTACAGTTTTTTAGATTTACTATTGGAAGATGGATTCGATGTTTCAAGAATCATCTTACCCGAAAGTTCTTTAGTATAAAAGAATATCCGAGTCTGACATCAAGACACCAGCTCTGTAGTCGGGCCACAATAGAGAATGCCTAAGGCGGCGGGGATTCATCCTGTTAAAGAAACATAAACCCTTGACATTCTCACCAATTAAAAAAAGTTTTATAAACACTTGACTTTTTGCCGGTTTTTTGATATAATATAAGTAGAGAATGAGAAAAGATTCTCATTCATTAAACCCTAAACGAGAAAATATTATGGGAATGAGTAAAAAAGAATTTACTGAGCATAAGATAGCAGTCGAAGAGACTGAGATGGGTATAGCTCATTTGATGAAATGGGGAAAGTTGAGTTTTAAAGATTTTACTGGCGAATGGGTTGAAGTTCGCACATCCGGTCAATTGAATCTTTTTTCTGATGATATTGACCCAATACCACATCCAGCTGGATAAGGAGATATATTATGAGTATGGAAAAACATACATTGAGAGCGGTGAAGATTACCCAAAATATTTTTGAACTTAATAGAGTAAATACAGAACTCCAACATCTTAAAATATGTATTAAAGTTTTAGAGAATAAAAAAATTGAATTAGAGGATTCTTTTTAATAAACACTTGACTTTTTGTCGGTTTTTTGATATAATATAAGTAGAGAATGAGAAAAGATGAACCTTAATGAGAGAAAATTATGAGAGAAGAAATTGATTTGAGTTTAAACCGTTCCCTTGAAGAACTTGAAAGTTCATACTGGGAATTTATTGATGCAACTGAGGGTGAAGATTCTATTGAATGGAGTGGTTCTGTTCAAGAAGATATTTCAGCACTTGAAGGCTACCTAATGAAAATGGATATATTATGAGAAATGAAATTGAAAAAGTCCTAGAGGCTATGAGAGAAGATTATAAACGATGGTCTAATGTGTGTGCTAAACATGATTCATACGCACACTATTCAGATGTCAAAAATAAAATGGAAGAAAATTATTGTAATGGACTTGAAGTTGAAGAGAATCGTAGATACTGGAAAATTACTTCCACGAATGGTTCTGGAACTCAAAGGTCTGTTTCTGGTTTTATTGCAAAGGCTGGAGATAAGAAATTCCGTGAAGGAGATATGTTGAAAGCTGCCGGATGGGCGGCACCAGCAAGAAACTTTGCTAGAGGAAATGTCCTTGATGGAACGGGATTTGAAAACGCACGATGGACAGGGATAGGTTAGTATGTTGTTGAATTTTCACAACAGTTTAAAATTTAGTTTTTTATTGTTTGTTGCATATTCTTATATTTCCTTTTTCGATAAATGGAACTGGTATATAATGTATATGTTTAATATTGTTGAAAAAAGTAACTAATATGAAAAGGCGTTATCCAATAGACCCTAATCGTCCTATTTGTGTAAATATAGGATGTGAGAGATTAGTTCATCTTATCAGTTATAGTTCAACTGGTAAACCTACTTATAGACCGTTATGCGATGCATGTCGTAAACCAAAAAATTGTGCAAGAGAAGGTGTAATAGGTGTTAAGAAGGATTATTGTGAAAATCGTGATGAGCGATTAGGACATAAGTGTACCGCAACTATTATGGGATATCATCAACTTGATTTGGATCATATTGATGGAAACCATTATAATAATGTTCCAGAAAATATTCAGACTCTTTGTAAAAATTGTCATGCATGGAAGAGTCATGAAAATAAGGATCATTTAAATTTTATGAAAACTCCAAGAAAGCTAAACAGAGTGGATTTGCGCCAGCTAAACGAGCCTGGCTTTTTATACTCACACGGGAGGAGTAATTACCTCTATCAAGAGTGAACTAGGCATACAGTTGCATAATAGATGGGGTCGCCCTGAGGCAACAGCGAGTAAGACGTTCACTCTTACAACTTTTTTAATATTTTAATAATAGAGAAATATAATGACTAGAGAAGAACAGCGTAACAATACGATAAATGAACTTTACAAAAAACGAACAAGTCCAAAGACTATTCAAATTCAAGATTCAAAGACTGCGAGTAGTAAAGCTGAATGGCTTCATATAAGTACTAGTGAAGTAGATGGTGAAGGCCGAGGCACCTATGATGTCGGTTCACGTGCGATGAAACGTGACCGTCTGGCAGATAAAAAGTTGAGAGCCAAACAGGCTAACCTAAGATAGAGAATAACATGGCACGAAAGAAAATCAAACCAATCAGAAAGAAGAAGACACTTACTCCAGCTCAAAAAGAAGCTCAGAGTCTCCGTCTTGAAAAAATGAGGGCTAAGAAGAAGGCCCCAGAATATAAAAATGTTCATCCTTATGTTTTAAGTCTTGATGATGAAGAACCTTATTCCTTAAAAAATGTTAAGGTCTGGATCAAGCATAATAAGGAATTAATTACAATGCTTAATGCAAGGTCACGGCAGAAGGAAGTGTCTCCAAAAGACAAGCAACAAGCTCTTATACAAGCAGACGACAAAAAAGCGTATATTAGATACATAGAGCATTATATTAAAACTGGCGATTGGATAGGACTGTTTTCAGGGCAAAATGAAACTAAGAAGGTAATTCCTAAATGTGTTGCTATGGCTTATTATCCAGATGGTACACCAAAGAGAACTGTAGGAGTATTTTATCCTGATCTTAAAGCAGTGTGGACTAACGAAATGGAAACAGTCAATAAACATCGTACAGTAAAAGCAATACATGCAAAGACTGATAAACAATTTTCTAGATCAATGATATGAATCAACAAAAACGAGCACGACAAGAAAGTGCAATCGAACGCACAAAAGCATCTCTTCTTAAATGGGAAGAGGAATTAAAAAACCCAAAAGTAGATGATGATTTTAAAAAGCTCATCAAGAAGAAAATTGAACGAGCTCAAACAACAATTAAAAATACAAAAATAATATGAGTAATTTAACCTATCTTTGGAGTAATGGAATGGTAGATAGTATAGCAAAAAAGGTTGCAGAAGAACCTATGGAAAATGTAGATGAACGACCTCAGCACGTTATAGATGAAGAACGTGGAGATGCGATTAGACAATGGAGAAAAGAACAAGCTCAATTGGAAATGTTCAATGATCCAGTTATGAATTGGAGTGGATTAAGATGAAATTCGAAGAAGACCATCCATATATGAAACGCCTAGATGAGGTCTTGAAACAATATTCCGTAGTCAAGGTATCTGATGACAATGGGGCACATCATGGTGTAGATTATGAAGAGATGAAACAAGTAATACTAGATTCGTTGTTTACAAGTTATCTAGGTGAGACTATAAGGAAATAGTGTATGAAATACGATAGATTTAATTTAGAAGAAGAAATTCAAAATGTTTGGCAGACAAAAGATGACTTGACTGCTATAGCAGAAAGAATTTATGATGATCCAGACGGCCCAATGACAGAAGATGAAATTGGGAATGTTTTGACTGGATTGAGTGAATTACATGAAACAAGAATGAAAAAACTATGGAAGGTTTTTGAAACAATGATTCACCAAAAAAATAGTTTTTTGTCTGAAGAACATACTATGGCTGATGTATTAGATAAAGTAGTAGATGATGCCGGAAAGGAATAAATGAAAGCAAATTTTGAATTTAATTTACCTGAAGATCAAGAACAATTTAACGTAGCATCAAAATCAATGGACTGGGCATTACTTGCTTGGGATATAGATCAAATGATACGGTCTTTGTTAAAGTATCATCCTGAAGAATATAATACTGGCGAAAAAGCATTATACCATGTTCAGGAGGAAATACACAATATAATGGAAGAAAAGGGATTACAATTTCCAGCTTAAAAGAAAAATATGAAAATTAATGAATTTATACAGAAGTACAGAAAAGTTAAAACACTTGTACCAGGCATGACAAGTTCTCACACTCCACATGTGGTTTGTAAAGATGGATTTGAAATGTCTGTTCAAGCAGGACAATCTTTGTATAGTGAGCCACGAGATGTGGTAGATAAATATGAAGAAGCTGAAGTTGGTTTTCCATCTATAGAAGAATCGTTGCTTACATCCTATGCAGAAGATAAAGAATCTCTTTGTGGTACTGTTTATGGATATGTGCCGTGTTCAATTATTGATCAAGTGATTGAGAAGCATGGTGGAATAGATGAATCTAAAATAAGTACTTGACATTTTAGATTTGTATGATATAATAAGGTGTTAACCGAATATATGCGAGTAGTTAATAGTAACCCTTTGGAGTTCCACTCTGAAGAGACAGGTGCGACTCCTGTTGCTCGCTCCAGTAACTACTATATAATAGTATAGATAATAATAATGATTGGAAATGTATGGTCAAAGCAGTGAACCTTAATAGTGAAATCAAAGACGCCTCACCTAAAAAATCTCTTGATGATCACGTATCAATAATAAACCCAGAAGATGAAGTGGAGTTTGCTATTGATTTTTCTGAAGATTCAAATGCCTCTAAATTAGCCACTATATCAAAAAAGGCTATGGGTGGTACTGAACTTATGAGAATGTGGCTTTATGAAGAAGTAGCAAAACGTGAAGCTGGATTATTAGATGAATTTCAAATTATTAGTACAAGAGTTAGAGAACTAGAAGATAAACCAAGAATTCTTTGGATACATGATTTGGCATCAGATCCAGAAGTACAACATTTAAAAAATAAAGAGAATTTAGAAAAATTTGAACGTATAGTATTTGTTAGTCATTGGCAGCAATATCAATTTTCTGCATATCTAGGATTTCCTTATGACCGTGGTGTAGTAATACAAAATGCTATTAAACCTTTTCCTAAGCATGAAAAGCCAAAAGATGGTGATAAAATAAATGTGTGTTATTTTTCGACACCTCATCGTGGACTTGAAGTATTATTAGACGCTTGGGATTTTATGAGGAATACTCTCAAGGATGGGTTGAATGCAGAATTAAACATTTATTCAAGTTTTAAGTTATATGACCGTCCACATTTAGATGAACAATTTCGACATGTATATAAACGTGCTAGAGAAATGGATGGTGTTAATTATCATGGTACAGTATCAAATGATGAAATACGGGAAGCGTTAAAAACACAACATGTTATGGCATATCCGAGTACCTATGAGGAAACAAGTTGTATTACTTTGGTTGAAGCTTGTGCTGCAGGACTTTTATGTGTAGTACCTAATCTTGGAGCAATACCAGAAACAGGAGCAAACTTTCCTTGGATGTATGGATATGAACAAGATAAAGATAAACATGCACAAGTACACGGACATATTTTGGCCCGTGCTATAGAACATTTTTGGGATGAAGACATACAAAATCTTCTAACAATTCAGAAAAGTTATTTTGATATGTTTTATAATTGGAGTTTAAGAAGTGGTCAATGGCAGCAATTTTTACATGCTATCAAGGCCCCACAAGAAATAAAATTAAAAGATGGCACTACTAGTTGATTTTTCACAAATCTTTATAGGTTCATATATGACTTCTGCAAAGTATGGTGATGTCAGTATGAATGCATTAAGACCTACAGTATTAAATACTTTACGATTATATAGAAATAAATTCCAGTCAGAATATGGTGAATTGATCTTATGTTGTGATGATAAGAATAATTGGAGAAAAGACATTTTCCCAAATTATAAAGCGGCAAGAAGGAAAGTAAGAACCTCGGCTGATACGGATTGGCAAGATTTATATGATAAGTTAAATATATTAAAATCTGAATTAACAGAATGGTTTCCATATAAAGTACTTCAATCAGATAGAGCGGAAGCTGATGATATTATTGGTACATTGGTTGAACTTTTAAATGAACGTACATTGATATTGTCGAGTGATAAAGATTTTGTTCAACTACATCAGTTTAATGTTAGACAATATTCTCCTATGCAAAAGAAATTTGTTGAAGGAGATGCAAAATGGTCACTACATGAAAAACTTATAAAAGGAGATGTGGGTGACGGTGTTCCTAATATTTTGTCTGATGATAACGTATTCATTGATGAAGGTAGACGCCAGAAACCAATAACTAAAAAGAAGATTGATGCATGGTTTGATTTAGACCCTGAAATGTTCTGCGATAATGAGATGTTACGTAATCTAAATAGGAACAAACAATTGATAGATTTAAGTGAAGTTCCTGAGTCAATTTGTATAAATATAAGAAAACAATTTGAAGAAACCCAGGTCGGAGACAGACGGCGATTACTGACTTATTTTGTGACTCATAAATTAAAGAACTTAACTGAAAATTTATCGGAGTTTTAATTTATGGCACTTAGTATACCACTTATATTTGAAGACATTGCTGCAGCAAAATCTATTACAGAGCGTAAGAAGATTTTATTGGAACATGAATCTGACCCTTTAAAGGAATTGTTAAAATATGCTTTTCATCCAGATATCAAATTTGCTTTACCTGAAGGCGCCCCGCCTTATGCTACATTCAGCGGTTCAGTAGACGAAAATAATCCCACATATCTATATCCTAACATTAGAAAGTTTTATCTTTTTATTGAAGGTGGACATGACGGATTATCACAGTTAAGAAGAGAGCAATTATTTGTACAGCTGTTAGAAGAACTACATCCTACGGAGGCAAAAGTAGTACTTCAAGTTAAAGATAAAAAGTTAAACTATAGAGGTTTAACATATAAATTAATTAAAACAACTTTTCCAGATTTAGTACCATGAATAAAAACAATCTAGAAAATAGAATAGTAAAATTTAAAAGGATATCCAGTAATGGTGAAGAAGTTTCTAGAGAAGTAGAACTTCGAAGGATGATAATGGGTGCTGGAGAACCACGGTCTGCAACAATCAGATTAGCACTACCGTTCAAAGTAGCTACGCTCGATTATGAACCCGGCTATCAAAAGTTTATAGGAGTAGTCGGAGATCATACTTGGGAATCTGATTTTGATTGGAGGGATTACACTAGAAGCAATGCTTTAGGTAATGCCGACAATTATATTAAAAGTCCTAAACGAGGGAGACCTAGAATATAGCAGAACGATAACCCAAATACAAGAGGAATATGAAAAAAGTTTTTTTATTTCTTATTATGTTCTTAATTGTTGGAGCTTACGGAAATAATGGAGCGATTGAGAGTACACCAAAACAAAAGATAATTATACAAAATGATATGCCGCATTTTATGACAATACGGTTTGATAATTCAAATAAAATATATAATGAAAATAAAAAACAAATTACATGCATGGCGAAAAATATATTTTATGAGGCGGCAACTGAAAGTACAGCCGGAAAATTAGCAGTAGCACAAGTAACATTAAATCGAGTAGCTTCGCCACGCTTTCCAAACACGGTTTGTGAAGTAGTTTACGAAGGAATTCATTATGAAAGTGGACATCCAAAAAGAAATAGATGTCAATTTTCGTGGTATTGTGATGGTAAAGGTGATGTACCTAAAGAAGGACGTTTATGGTCTGCTTCACAAGATTTAGCAAACCATATCTTTCGACATAAAGATAAAATGGTTGATATTACGGACGGTGCTACACATTATCATGCAAACTATATTGATAATCCACGTTGGGCAGATAGAAGTAAAGTGACTACTTCCATTGACCAACATATTTTTTATAGATTTGGATCACTTAGACTATAATTTTTTATTATGATACATATATTATTTTTAGACATTGATACAAAAATGTGTTCTTATGCACATTCTGATAAAGATGTGAAACAGAAAATTTTAATATATACTAAATTGTTGGCGAATGCACATCATAATTTAGATCCGGAGGGTGAGATACTTAAATCGTTAGACCCTCCGGTTGTGGTGTTTCCGTCAACTCAACCGTGGGTTGAAGCAAATAGTTCAAACTATCAATGGTTACATGATTTGTGGTTTTGGCTACATAAAGAATATTGGTATCGGTATGATGCTATGCATGATGATTGGTCAAAGTTTTATAATAAGTTAAGTCATGTACCAAAAAATATTAAAGAAGGTGAATTTACTGCACCTCCCGGCCCCACCGAAATTCCAAAAGTTCTTGAAGATGAGCTCCAAAATTCTATAGAAGCATTTAGACAAATATATACAAAACAATGTAAAAAGAATGATGCAAAATGGGGTGGAATAGTTGAAAACATGAGAACACCTCCTAGCTGGATGATAATATAGAGGATGGTAGATGTATGAAGTAGATATGTTTCCTTCAAGGTTTTATATTCTTGAAGATGCCTTCAAACATAAAGTATTGATGGGAATATTAAATACAATTAAAAAAGATACAGAAAATCTCATAACAGTTTCTAGTCCAATCGGCGGCGCAACATATAAAACAAATTTCAATCAAAAAGCTGTACATGCGGATTTATTTATACCAATAATTGAACACCTTAATAAGTTATTGATTCAAGATAACATATTTTTAGAATTAATTGACCCTTTTTGGTATGCTGAATATGGAGAATGTGATTTTCATGAGCCCCATATACATAGTGGAGAATGTGTTACTCAAATTCCTAATAGTTTTCTGTATAGTGGTATAATATGTTTATCAAATTTTGGAGAAACAAGTTTTATTAATCCTAATTCTTCTAGTATTTCTTTATTGTATGCAGATGGCATTACGACAATACCTTCTGAATACAATAAGGTAATACTATTTCCAAGTAATATATATCATTATGTTAAACCACATCAATTAAGAGATAAGGTTAGAGCTGTTTTTTCATTTAACTGTATATTAAAGATAGGTACATAATGCCAACATATGATTATAAGTGTGAAAAATGTGGACACACTTTCGAAGAAGATTTAAAGATAGCTGACAGGAAAATTCCTACTGAAGAACAATGTAGATTTCCAACTTGTGGTGGTGAAGTATCACAAGTACTGTCAGCTCCATATTTTGGTTATGATAATATTAAGACTAAACATTCTGTGAAACCTGCTGCAGTTGGACAACTTGAGGATAGACTAAAAGATATAAAGAGTAGAATGCCTGGCAATACATTATGAAAAAATTTGTACATCTCACTAATAGACCTGAATTGTCTTTTGGTATGAGAACTGAAAATATTAATGGTAAAAGAAATTATGTTACTCCATCCGGTGAACTATATCCATCAATCACAACTATCCTTGGCGAGTTCTCCAAAGCTTCTATACAGGAGTGGCGAAAGCGTGTTGGAGAAACCGAAGCAAACAAAATCTCTGGTAAAGCCTCGCGTAGAGGAACTAGCGTACATTCTGTCTGTGAAGCCTATATCAAAAACGAAGACGGATTTCTTGACGGACAAACGCCCAACATTATTGAACTATTCAAAACCATTGAACCGTTCCTCGAAAGAGTTGATAACATTCACGGAGTTGAATTAGCATTATACTCAGATCATTTTGGAGTTGCAGGTAGAACAGATTTGATTGCTGAGTTTGATGGTAAGTTGTCTATAATAGATTACAAAACTAGTAACAGAACCAAGAAGAAAGAATGGTGTGAAAGTTATTTTGCCCAAGGAGCATTTTACGGAGTAGCATACGAAGAACTTACAAAGATACCTGTATCACAGGTAGTGATAGTGATTGCCGTTGATAACGAACAACCTCAATTATTTGTAGAGAAACGAGATGATTGGATTGATAAAATATGGGAAGCTAAAAAATTGTATGAACTAAATAATAATGTTAAGGAATTTGTTTGATGACCTGAAAGAATAGTTAAGTAAGACGCCGGTTCGATTCCGGCCAGCTCCACCAAGGAGAGTTATGGAAAAGAAATTAATGTGGCTTGCAATAATGATATTGCTTGGATTGTGTTTAACTTATGCCACACTTTATATTGGGTATGACTTTCGTTGATGGGGCTGTTATGGAATTCGATTGCTAATGAAGGTATCAGAGAGAACGAATAGGGTGATTACCTACAATCAAATAACTTAATCGCAAACAATGACGATTATACCGCATATTCTTACGCACTCGCTGCGTAGTCTATAGCCGAGTTAGAGGGTAGTCCTCCGGGGAGTCGCTTGGGAACAGAAGAACTCCCCACTACACACACATAACACACACAAAGAAAGGTACAATATGTCTAATCCATATGAATTACGATTTAGACTTTTGGAAATGGCAACAGGCTATCTCCAAGATAAACAAGAAAGACAACTGAACTACGCTATTGATGCATGGGAATTTGCAAAAGAGCGGGGTACAGCAGATATGAAGGTATTTACAGACCTTCAGCCAGACCCTTATACCATTGAGGATATTAAGAAGAAGGCGGCGGAACTCTATGAGTTTGTAGAGAAGCAATAAAAATAAAATTGGGGAGGTATTACCTCCCCTCAAAAGGAAAAATGTCAGATTATCGGGGCGGATATAAGAATATACCAGCAAGGTTTGTTCAACGTGGTTTTCATCGAACAAAATATGAAAACATATTAAGAGAAGATGATTTAAAAGAACGACAAGCTGGTATTGATAGAGGCGAACCAAATGCCATTAATCCTAGGTATTCGGGAGAAGATACGAGTTTAGGAGGAAAAGATTTTATTTATTTTTATCCTGAACCCATGGATATGGGCAGAGTAAAAGTTACACATGTAAATAATGATTGGGTTTTCGAATGGGAAGACAGGAGATATTAATATGGCAACATCAAAAAAGGTAACGGAGGCAGAAGTGTCGGCCGTTGAAAAAAGAAAAGTAAAAAATTATTGGGCAAGAATTACTCTATCGTGGGGTATTGTTGGAACATTTTTAGTTTTGATCTATTTGCTATTCTTTACACAAGCTACTACAGATAATCATATGCAACTAATCAACATTTTGGTTGGAGCATATGTAGCAGTCTTGGCAAAGAGTACTGATTACTGGTTCAAGGATAAAGACGATCCAGAACACAAGGAAACAGATCAACTAAATGGTAATGGTAATAATTAATAATAATCATTAATGGGAACAAGACTTAATAACTCCATTATGTTTGCAGAAAATATTGAAAAATTAGTAAATTTTACTAAAATGACTTATATAGACGCTGTTTTACATTATTGTGAGGAACATAAATTAGAGCCAGAAATGGCTGGTAAAATGATCAATGGAAAATTAAAACAGAATATTCAAGAAGAAGCTGAGGATTTACATCTAATAACTTCTTCTGCAAAACTACCAATATGAAAGGAGGTGCTTGACAAATTAGAAAACTATGATATAATATAACTATACATCGCAATACAAATAATACAACGCAATACGAAATATACGAAAGGAAACATATGTCGTTCGCAGATATGAAGAAAAAACGTGGAGATAAACTCCAATCCCTCCTAAAAGAAACCGCAAAAATTAATACTCCCGCACGAGGTCAAGGTGATGATGATCGGTTCTGGCGTCCAGAATTGGACAAGTCAGGCAACGGAATGGCCGTTGTTCGATTTCTCCCTGCTCCAGATGGAGAAGACCTTCCGTGGTCACGTTCATGGAATCATGGATTTCAAGGACCCGGTGGATGGTACATTGAAAACTCTCTTACCACTCTTGGTCAGAAAGACCCAGTAAGTGAATATAATTCTCAACTCTGGAATTCAGGTATCGAGGCAAATAAAAATATAGCACGTAAACAGAAACGTAGGCTCACCTATGTCTCTAATGTTTATGTTCTCAAAGATCCATCAAATCCTCAGAATGAAAATCAAGTTCGCCTGTACAAGTATGGGAAGAAAATCTGGGATAAACTTAATGATAAGATGAATCCTGAATTTGCAGATGAAACCCCAGTCAATCCATTTGATTTGTGGGAAGGTGCAAATTTTAAAATAAAGATTCGTAAAGTTGATGGGTATTCAAATTATGATAAGAGTGAATTCGAAAATCCAGCTCCTCTTGATGAAGATGAGAATAAGATGGAGACAGTTTGGAAAACAGAACATTCATTGGACGCCTTTACTGATCCAAAGAACTTTAAGACTTATGTAGAGTTGAAAGAGAAATTGGATAGAGTACTTGGTTTGTCAACAGGTGATACCACCGAAACCTCAACCGGTCCGGAAGCTCCAAGGAATGCTCCTTTTGATGGAGGATCACCCTATATTCCAAAAGAAGCTGTTTCTCCTACACCTACTCTTGCTACAGCAGCGGGAGAGGAAACTGAAGAAGAGATGAGTTATTTTAAACAACTTGCAGAAGATTAAGCGGGAAGTATATTGGGTGATTCAGGTCTAATACTTGGAGATGGCATCATTCCAATAGTTCTACTGTTATTTGTGGTCACAGGAGTATTATTAACTACATTCATAACGGTAGTTCCTCCTGGTGATCTTAAATCAATTGCATCTAATTGAAGTTTTGATAACATTTGCGCTGCTTGCATGAAAAGGCTTGCAGCGCGATTGTCTAACACTAGTTCTGGTGCAGATTGTTTACCATGAAGTAGAGCCAATCCGGTATCTTTGACTACCCCACCTTGTGCAAAACTAGCTATCTTTGATTCGATGTTCGCAAGTTCCAGCTTTTCATCTTCTATTGACCAGTTTCTTATGCCTTTTCCTTCTTTAATGGTCTGTTTCAATTCAACGGCTTTTGCTTGAAGTTCTTCTTTATTCATCTTGTTGACAGGTTTTTTATCAGATCCGAAACTGGGAATAAGACTTTTTACTCCAGCCACGATATTCTCAATCATATTTTTGAACATTTCTATAACTTTCTCTACTATACCAATATCTTTTCCATCTTCACCTTTAAAGGTTAGAAGATTTGTAAACCAAGTTTTCACCTTTGTCCATATACCACTTACAAATGTAGTTAAATTTGTCCATCCTGTAGCAATAAGTTCATTTTTCCAATTCAATAAATTATTAAACCAAGTTTTAACCTTTGTCCATATTTCACTCACAAACGTAGTTAAATTTGTCCATCCTCCGGCAATACCTTCTCCGGCCCAATTCAATAAATTTGTAAACCAAGTTTTTACCTTTGTCCAGACTTCTCCTACATAAGTAGTAAGATTTGTCCATCCCGCTAATACAATTGGCGTTCCCCAATTGAACAATTTTGTAAACCACGCCTTAACATCAGTCCAAACTTCTCCTATATAAGTAGTAAGATTTGACCATCCTTCAGTTATTCCACCTGGGGCCCATGCCCATAATTCTTTAAACCAAGTTACTACTTTTGTCCATATTTCTCCCATAAATTTAGTAACACTTCCCCAAACTTTATTGAACCATGCACCAATACTATCGAAAGCTTTTGCTATTTTCTTTGCTCCAATAAAACCGAGAATTCCACCAATAGCAGCTCCAACTAGTCCACCGACCAGTGTTCCAATTACGGGAACGACACTTCCAATTCCTGCACCTATCATTGCCCATTTTCCGGCATTTTTAAAGCTATTCTTAATACCACCATCAGCTTCTCCACCAAAGAAACCACCTAGAAAACCCGAAATTTTACTTACTCCCCAATCCATAGAATTCATTGCACCATCGAAACCAGATTTGAGTGCCATTACTAATCCTGCAACTATTGCAGCAGGGCCCAGAAATTTCATTATGGTTGGTCCCAACAACATCGAAAATTTTGTTCCTATGCTAGCAAATGCTGTTTTGATTCCT